ATGCCGACACCCCTGAGAAGGCCCTAGCGTTCTTCGCGAAGGGCAGCATCAAGGCAGACAATCTAGTCATCCACAGGTCGAAAGCACCGATGACGTTAACCAAAGAACCGATAAAGTTATGATCAAAATGAGAGTCCCAGACCGCCACCTAGCAAGCTTCGTTAATTCAAGGGGCATCACCTGCCGTCCACGCACCGAGGAGGAGGAGGAAGCCTACATGGAAGCCCTCCCTGAGTTCGTGCCATACGTTGACCCTGCCAGCCTGTTGCCGATCAGTAAGAAAGTCACACGCCTCATCACGGCCAGAATGAAGCAGGAAGGCTGCACACGTGCCGTAGCTTGCCACGAGCAACACGTCACCGTCGGCCAGTACCTGAAGTCCCTCAAGCGCATCAAGGAGGAAGGACGATAATGTCGGATGTCGTGATAACGTGTCCTTTATCCGTCATGCTACCACGCAAGACGATGCCCGACCGCAAGTATATCATCAACAAGAACAACGAGCGGAACTGGCACTTCATCGTCAGCAACAAGATCAAGCAGGTGTACAAAGAGGCCCTCCGTGAGCAGTTGGAGGGTCTCACGTTTGCCCACCCGATCAAGCTGAAGCTGGTATACTTCAAAGCCAGCAACAGACGCTCGGATCGCACCAATGTTCTGTCGCAACATGAGAAGTTTGCGGCAGATGCGATGGTTGAGTTCGGCTGCATCCCCGACGACAACGATGACGTAATCCTAAGCTCTCACTACTCTGGCGGCACGTTAGACAGGGAGAATCCGAGGGTTGAAATCAGGGTTGTGCAGGACAATTGAATTATTTTCACTTTTATTTGATTTAGGGGTTGACCTATATAACTTCATGCCCATTGTAGGTGATGTCGAAGCGACACACGCAACGAACTAACAACCGAAACACACACACCATGAAGACACTCACACTACTCACGCTCATCCTCGCCACCTGCTCTGTAAGCGCCTACACGGACGAGGAGGTCATCGCCTCTACACTTATCCTTGAGGCTGGAGGCGAATACGCTGAAGGCAGCATGGAGGCCGTCTATGAGGTTATCTGCAACCGCGCATACAAGCGCAACCTCACACGCAGCGAAGTATGCCTGCAACGCAAGCAGTTTAGCTGCTGGAACTCAGGCAAGCTTGATGAACTTGTCGCCAAAGCAAAAAAACACTCGCGTTACGGTTATGCACTCGCCATTGTAAACAGTCGCAGGATCACTAACTACACTAACGGATCAGACCACTACCACGCAGACTACTGCAATCCATACTGGGCAAGCAGCATGACAGTCACCACCAAGATCGGTCGCCACATATTCTACAAATAACTCTTAGGCACAACGCCTCAACAACAACACACAATACATATGTCAGACTCAGTAAACATCACAGGCCCAGTAACAGTAATCCAAGAAGAGCAGACCTTTGGTTCTGGCTTCACTAAACAGTCGTTCGTCGTCCAAGTGGGTGACAAGTATCCGCAGGATCTCTGCATTGATGCCGTCAAGGATGACTGTGCCAAGGTTGCAGCACTCAACGTGGGTGACGTGGTTAGCGTGGAAGTTAACCTACGTGGCCGCGAGTATAACGGGAAGTATTACACGAACCTCCAGATGTGGAAGCTCGCAGTGACAACCCCAGCTACAGCTACCGCCCCAGTAGTTGACGACCCAGCAGCCGAAGAGATCCCCTTCTAAGCGCCAACCATTGTCCCCAAATCTGCCCCTCAGTTGCCCTCACAGGTCGCTGAGGGGCTTTGCGGTGCAAGGGTATTACATTACCCACATAACCTAACCTAAACGCCTTCACGGCCATCACATCATGACAGATACAATCACTGACCCAGCATTCCACAACACCAGCCGACGCCCGATTTTTCAGCCATCCGAGCGCAAAGTCCTGCAAAACTTCATAAACAGCCAGACACGGGCATTAGATGCACAGGAGAAAATGATCGAAGTTATCAGGCAGGAGATAGCGGACTGCCAACTGCGGTGTGATGAGCTAATTGCTCGTAATGCACAGCTAGAAAGCCGTGACTACATCAACAAAGGCGAAGTCGAGTAATATGATGAACCTACTACACGGAGACTGCATCGAAGAGATGGCTAAGATGGGTGCCAATAGCGTCGATCTAACCGTAACTTCACCACCATACGACAACTTGCGCACTTACGAAGGTTCGCTGCAATGGAACGAGGGCATTTGGAAGCAAGTGCTAGAGGGACTATATCGAATCACTAAAGAGGGTGGCGTGGTAGTCTGGGTTGTGGGAGACGCTACAATCAAGGGCAGCGAGACTGGGACAAGCTTCAAGCAGGCACTGTACGCCATGGAGTGTGGGTTCTCGTTAAACGACACGATGATTTACCAAAAGTTCGGGTCTGGGATGCCGCATAAATCACACAGGTACGGGCAGTCGTTTGAATATATGTTTGTGCTTTCAAAGGGAAAGAATACGCATGGAGAGATCAAGACATACCCAAAAACTGGCGAGGTCGGAAAAACGACCAGAAGGCAAAAGGACGGCACAATCAAGCGAGGCACATACAACATCGGCGGGGGTAAGCTCCCGAACATTTGGCAATATGCTGGCGAAACAAAGCAGAATCACCCCGCGCCGTTTCCAGAACAACTAGCACACGACCACATCATCTCATGGAGTAATGAGGGTGACACAGTGTTCGATCCGTTCCTAGGATCTGGAACAACAGGCAAGATGGCAGTTCAACTTAATCGTAACTTCATCGGCATCGAGAAGGTAGAGAAATACTACGACATCGCAAAGGCACGCGTGACTAACGAAGGGGAGGTAGAGTGATTGAGAACATTATAGAGGTAGTCCAGTGGGGCTTCTTCATTGTTAAGTTCATCGTCTTTGACCAATTTAGTCGAACGATCATCTGGTAACCACAGCAGCCCATCATTTAATCGTGATGGGTTGCTTTTTGCCCATAATTAGGTGACATTTGGGGCATGAGCGAAGAACTAGAAGTAGTAGAGGCGGCAAAACCCGCTAGAACAGCCCCTAATGGTGGCTTAGGACGTCCCAAGGGAACACGCAACAAACTTACCACGCAGGTGAGGTCGGCCATTGAGGGGGCTCTGAACGCTGGTGACGGTGCTGAGGAGTTCTTCATCAAGCTTAAGGAGGAGGATCCTCGGACATTTACCAATGCAGTGGTCAAGCTGTTGCCAGTTCAGGTCGAAGCAGATCTCCGTGGCAAGGTGGACAACAACATCACCGTAACCTTCGTGGGATCTAATCATGGGTGAAATCTCAGTAACCGTAAACTTCGTACGCATCCAGCAAGCCAAGGACGATGGCAAGGACGGATGCATCCTACAGGGCTCCGCAGGGTCGTCTAAGACCTTCAGCGTCATACAGTGGCTCGCACAGCACGCTAGCAAGACACCAGCACAGCGGATCTCATGCTACCGACAGTTTCGCAGCTCGGTCAAGGAGACCCTAGTGGCTGACTTCAAGCGTATCATGTCAGAGAATGAGGGCATGATGGGCATCTGGGAGGATAAGTGCTGGAATGCCAGTGACCTGCGCTATGTGTTCCGTAATGGCTCTGTGATAGCCTTCAACGGCTGCGACAAGGCAGAGAACCGTAAAGGTAAGCGGGATGATATCTCGTACATGAACGAAGTCACAGAGGTGAACTACGAGTCATTCAATCAGATTGCAATGCGTACGTCATTCGTCATTGCCGACTTCAACCCGAGTTACGATCACTTCATCTACAAGTTCCGCAGCAACCCTGACTACGCATACCACGACTCAACGTTCCGTGACAACCCTCTGCTGCCCGCTGGTGAGCGTAAGACCATCCTAGGGTACGAGCCTACCAAGGAGAACATCGAGAAGGGTACAGCGGACGACGCCATGTGGCAGATCTACGGTATGGGCAAGCCAGCTATTCTTAAGGGGCTGATCTTCACCAATTGGACAGAGACCGATGAGTGGCCGTCACTGGATGCCTGTGAGCGTCGTGGCTTCGGCTGTGACGTTGGATTCGTTGACCCTACCACGCTGATTGAGTGTAGATTTGCACAGAACACGCTGTATTTGCGTCAGCGAGTGTGGGCCACAGGCATCACAGACCTTCCCAATGCTGAGAGCAGTGACGGGTCGCTGGTTGAGATGATGCAGAGCGAGGATATACCTAAGGATCAGCCGATCTACGTGGACTGTGCTTACCCTCAGACTACCAAGGCGTTGCGTACGTATGGATTCAATGCCATCAACTGCACGAAGGGCAAGGACTCCATAGCCGAGGGCATACAGCTACTCAGGCGCTTCAAGATCAAGATACACTGTAACTCACGCCAGCTCATCAAGGAGTTCGCCAGCTACACATGGAAGGTGAACCCACAGGGCATGATCACGAACACACCGATCGACAAGTGGAACCACGGCATCGATGCGGTCAGATACTGGGCAAAGTCACAGATGCCAGCGGTAGGCACGTCTCACAGGCTCAAGATCAACCGTGTGAAGGTAGCTGGAGGTGCAATGCCTAGATACTGATGAGTGGAGCATACGAGCTGTTTCATGCCTCAGACGAGGCTACCGTGGACTTAGCCTTGGAGCTGGTTGAGCAGGTGCATGGCGACTGTCACCCGTGGCTGCCCGAGGAGTCACGTGCTGAGTATGTGCTACGGTTCGGCATCTTCTACATCGTGTTCAAGGACGGAGAGTATCGTGGCTTCTTTGCTATCATGACAGATGAGGATGGAGCATTCCTTCATATGGGCACTACAGGAGGCCGCTATGCTATCAAGGACGTCCTCTGGACACTTCCTAAGGCACAGAGTATAGCTGCGAACGTCTACGGCATTACAGAGCTATTCTGTGAGGTTGACGAAGGTAGCGTAATGACCAAGCTTGTCAACAAGTTAGGCTTCACGAAGGAGTCTGCTTCAACCTACAAAATTACATATCATGGGCAGTAAACCAAAAGCACCTAAACCAGTCAAGCCACCTGAACCAGCTCCAGTAGTTGTTGAGGAAGATCCAGAAGCACAGTCAGCAGGTGACGCAGAGCGTCGTCGTATGGCAGCACAGAAGGGCCGCACACAGAGTGTAACCTCAAACCGTTCAACAATCCTCGGATAACATGGCAAAGCGCAAACCAACATCATACGCAGCATCCGAGGGAACTCAGGATGATCGCGCAGTAAAGATCATAGCGGCGTATGGTGCTGACAAGAGCGCACGGGCTAATGTGGACACTACGTTTCGAGATATTGAGCGTCTAGTCCTTCCGTCGATGAACGGCAGTAACACGGACAACAGGCAGGCTGCTGGTCAAGATCAGCGTCCTGTCAGCTCTGTGGCTACGTCTGAGGCCATCCTGCTAGGCTCCAACCTGTACTCGCACAGCTACAGCAACTCTGACCGCAACTTTGCGCTACGTGCTGCATCTGACGATGATCGGGACGCCATGAAGGAGTGGTTGCAGACTGCTACGGACAAGATCACGGAGTATATGCAGAACTCCAACTTCGGTCAGGTGTACGGTGAGTTCACTCGCATCTGGAGTAACTTCGGTACAGGCATCTGCGGGGTAGAGTTCGACAAGGACACCTCAGAGCTTGTATTCACGTCGATACCGATCACAGCGAACGTATACATCAACGAGAACCACCAAGGGCAGGTGAAGGGCTTCAAGCGCCTTCTACAGCTCACTGCTGATGATGTGGTAGCTATGTTCGGTGAGAGTGCGCTATCTACTGATGGCCACAAGGCTTACGGTGACATTTCCAAGTCAGGGCAGAAGTTCGACTACATTCTCTGCGTGTCGGAGAACCCCGACTATGACTACCGTCGTGCAGATGCCAGCTCAATGCGTTTCCGCAGCGAGTATGTGTGCGTAAAGGATAAGCGTATCGTCAAGGTTGGCGGCTACCGTTCGTTCCCTTACCCGACAGCACGTTTCATCAAGCGTCATGACGGGTCACCGTATGGGCTTGGTTGTTGCGAGATGGCGCTTCCTACTATCCGTGGGTTGAACACAGCCGAGGCACAGATGCAGGACTCGCTACAGATGGCTTCACGGCCTCCTACGGTGGTCAAGGACGACGAGACACTGGACATCGATGAGATTGCCCCTAACAGCGTCATCCACACCGCAGGCGAGGTCACACAGCTACGTGGGACTCACAACCCAGAGGCTGATCAGGCTGACATCCAACGCCTGAGTGACGAGATCCGTCGTCAGTTCTTTACCAATGTGTTCCTAGCAGTGATGCAGAGCAACACGGACAAGACAGCTACAGAGATCGACGCACTACAGGCAGAGCAGTTCGCCAGTATCGGGCCGATGATCTCACGTCTACGGTCGGAGTTCTGGTCGCCAATGATTCACCGAGTGCTTGACCTACTGATCGAAGCTGGAGTCATTGAGGCTCCTGACGAGACTGTAGCGGGCGGCAACTTCGAGGTCAGCTACATTTCACAGCTAGACACCAAGCTCAGCCTCATGGATCAACAGAAGACCATGCAGGCCATCCAGAGCATCACGATGCTGCTTACAGTGGCGCGTGAGAACCCTGAGCTAGCTAGAATCATCAAGGTCGAGGACATTGCTGTAGAGTTTGCTGAAGCCCACAACATCAACTACGAGCATATTGTCACTGACTATGAGCGCGATGAGATGGATGCACTGGCAGCACAGGCAGCACAGCAGCAGCAAGCACAGCAGCAGCAAATGATCGATCAGGAGGCTGTGAAGCCGATTGACCCGACCAAGAAGCCTGAGGAAGGTTCACCAGTAGCAATCGAGATGGAGCAAGCTCAGCAATGAACAAGACCACCCAGCTAAGGAAGAAACCACTCCTACGGGACTCACTGTTTGCGCTACGTGGCAACACTCACTTCAACGCCTTTTTAGTGGCAATGGATGTTGAGTGTGGCTACGGCAAAACAGTGTTCTCCGCTGAGCCTACCCAGAACGCCTTCAACCAAGGGCGACAGTCATTTGCAAGTGACGTGCATACACATTTACAGGTTCTCGAACGAGAGTCTAAATAACAAACCCAACAGTCAAAATGAGCGATAATATCAGTACAGATACCGCAGTAGAAACAGAAACAGCCTCTCCAGAGGCATCCAGTGGAAGTGAAAATCTCATGGACACTGCAGTAGTAAATTCACCAGTAGAGTCATCAGAGGTTCCGTCGTCATGGTATGACGGTCTATCCGAGGATGTAACTAGCCACAAGGGCTTTGAAGGCGTCAAGGGCAAGATCAAGGACGTCAACGGGCTTACCATGAGCTATCTTAACCTACAGTCCCGCATGGGCAGTGGTGAGGTCGGTGGCCTCAAGGCTCCAACGGCTGAGAGTTCCCCTGAGGAGCTTGCAGAGTTCTACAATGCATCAGGTCGTCCAGAGACCGCAGGTGACTACACGTTTGATGGCTTGCCAGAGGGCTTAGAGTTGGACACAGAGCGCCTCACAGAGCGTAATGCAGCAATGCACGAGGCTGGGCTATCTCAGTCGCAGTATGAGACCGTAATGGGGCTATACACGCAGGAGATGAATCTGGTACACGAACAGTTGCAGACCAACATGACTAATGTTCGGAATGAGAGTGAGATCGCACTCAAGGCTGAGTGGGGAACCGACTACGACCGCAACCTCAAGTCTGTTGCAAGTGTAGCCGACAAGTTCGGTGTAAAGGACGCTCTGCTTGAGACTGGCCTGATCAATCACAAGCCTATCCTAGATATGCTGTACAAGGTCTCGCTGTCCACATCTGAGGACGGTATCGTTAAAGCACCAGACTCTGGCTACAACCGCAAGGACGAGCTGAAGACTGTCATGGCACAGCTTCGTAGCCTACCGTTTAACCACCAAGATCGACCAGCACTACAGAAGCGCCAGATAGCGTTGTCACAGTAGCATTTACACAAAAAGCCTATCACTTAATGCAAGTGATAGGCTTCTTGGTGTGAACTGGTCGCAGATTGCGGCAGGTCTTGAGGTGTTTCCAATACGGAAATAACCCGTCGATTTCCACGGGGTTCGCTGCTACAGGATAAAGTACCCGTCGTTGTCATGTATCCCGTCGTCAACGTACCAGCAGTTGCCTGTCAGTTTACGCTCTAGGTTTGCCATCGCCCGCCAAGCAACCTGTTCCCAGTCACCGTCGATCATGTGACGCATGAGGGCGTCTAGTTCGTCACCAGACTTGCTCATGTCCCAGTGGACAGGTTTGTCAGGGTTGTGCTGCTGGCTGCCCTTGTAGCTCAAGTGAGACACCGCAGCGATGGCATTAGGGTAGTAGTTGATGAACCCAGAGTAGATAGGATACGTCTTGCGCTCAGCAGCGTCCTCTGGAAGTGGGGCTGCTTGCTTACCGAACCCTTTAGTCGCTTCACCAACCCACTCCTTGAGGATGTTTAGACCCTCATCTGTCATGGTCTCGTCGTCATGCCACCAGTATTCGCCAGCCTTCTGGTCGGCGCGTAGCTGATCGTATGTTCCAACTGAGATTGCGTTGTATACCTTTTCCCAGAAGTCGTATCCTTCTGGACTTAGATCCCAGCTAAAGGAAAATGACAGGGCATCCTCTATTGAACCGTAGAGAAGGCCATCCTCATGTGATTCGTTGCGGTATGCGTTGTTGCAGGCACGCTCGCGGTCGTCTTTGTAGAGTTCATTGAACAGCTCGTAGCAGGTGTATTTGTTGTCGATCATAGTGTGTGGTTATTTGGATTTGGGTTGTTCCGTTTTGGAACGAACCTGTTTGGTTGGTTTAGCAAATATGCGATCATACTCACTGAGATATTTTTCTGTTGAAGGTCGTTGAACCTCGTTGATTTTAGTGCCTTTGCCTTTAGTCTTGGTGATCATGTCATTGAATATCGTGAAAATGTCGGATTAATTGATCAATTTTCACGTTTATAATCGGTGTTGCAAGGATAAAGTTGAATCAATTGCATAGTCCTCAATCAAGAACCAAAGCTGTGATGCAGATACAGGTCACCCATTGAAAGGCGACCTGCACTGTCCTCAAGAAACCTGAAGTGGACACAAACACAGTGGGGAGAATCGTAGGCTTGGTAATCTCTGTATGACCTATCCCCCCATATCACTAGCCGAAGCTAAGACCTTTACGGGAGTAGCGGTAAACACGTCATTCTACTCCCAACCAATGGGTGGTGAAGACTTGGGCCAATGGGACTCATCGCTTGCTCCTCTAAACTAACACAAAAAGAGAT